CAAAAGTCAAGCTCCCAATCTTGAATTGCGTCAATAACTTCAATTTTGCCTGTATTATAATGCTTTGGATGATTAACTTTTTCTTTCATTTAAATCTACTCCCATCTTCAAACCACCCTTCACAATTAAGAGGATTCCCATTTAGCCAGTCGCATTCATACTTTTTTTGCCCATTATCCCACCATGCTTCTGTTTTGACAACCTCGCCGTGTAGATAGCTTGCTCTCTCCTGAAGCGTCAATGTTCCTCCTTCTCTGGAATAGAAACTATGTTCTCCATGAAGTTTCCCACCCACAGTTTGGTATACTACCCTATGGGGATGGTAGTGGGTCATATAATAGTCATTGTCTTCTTCGACGATTTTGATATCATTCTCTTTTAAAAGTTCTACTTCGGAGAGTAAAGATATTGGAAATTCACCCCCTTCTTCAAGCCACTTGTTAATTTCTTCGGTTCTCATCTTTTCTTCATCCTTCTCATTTCTTTGTCAGATGGTCTGGTTTTCTTTTTCTTTTTTTGACCTTCGAAAAGACCGACTCCGTGAACTCTGCAATATTCTTCAAAGAAGAGATGATTGTTCATGTCCTTTTCCAAACAAAGATCAGACAATTCCATCCAAACGATTTGCTTGTCTTCCTTGTCTCCATCAATATATTGCTTACAAAGTGAACTTAATTCAGGGTGTTCTGTGATTTTTATCTTTGACATTCTATTCTCCTTTGCTGGGAATTAATTGTGACTCCTACGGGATTTGAACCCGTGTTACTGATGTGAAAGACCAGCGTCCTAACCACTAGACGAAGGAGCCAAAAGAAGCCCTTTCGGGCTTCAGGGTTGGAAGATATTTTAGTTATCTTCGCGCTCTTCTACGAAAGCTTTGATACGATAAGCTTCGTTGAAGACTTCGTCCAAGGTGGGAAAGTCTGGACGGTTTGGAACATCGACCGAACGGCCTTCTTGAGAAAGGTTCCATGCTTGACGGTAGTCAGTCATACTTTCGTAATACTGGTCCATTTTCCTGCTCTGAGCAGCGTGAAAGATATCAAATCTCAATTCATAAGGGTTCTTGCTTCGCATTTTTAATCCTCCTGTGTTTGTAATGCGTCTTCGTTATCTTCGGCTGGTTTATAGATTACATGCTCATCCATAACGTCAAAGATAACTTGTCTAAACTCTGGGTCTTGAAGTTTCTCAACCCATTGCTTTCCTTGAAACTTAAACTCTCTTCCTTCTTTCGAGGTCAGAGTGTACCAAGCTCCTCCGGTTTTTAGCCTTTCAGAGCCTTTGATGGCATCAAGCCAACTTTCCTCGTCTTGAATTCCAACTTGTTGACCCCAAAGCAACTTAAAGTTGCAAGTCCTTCCAGCGGAACCAAAACGAGACTTTTCAAGTTTGACTTTCACTTCAGAACCAATCCTAACACCATTGGAATCCAAAATGTAAGCCGCCTTTGCTTTTCTGGCGGTAAGCCAGATTCTCAAAGAATAAGTGTAATGAGCAGCTTTACCTCCCGGTGTGAAATAAGGAGTAGTCAAAGCTTCTGCAATATTACTGGTGATATTCGTTTTAAGCTGGTTAACAATCAAGAAAGTTGATTGTGTGTTCGCCAAAGGAATTGTCACCTTCGAGAAGGCTTTGGAAAGAATCCTAGCTTTCATTGCCATAGAAGATTGAGGGTTGAAGTCACCTTCAACATCTTTCTCCGCAGGAGTGTGTGCTAGGGAATCCCAAATAAACAGCCATTTCTCTTCATCTGCCAAAAGAGTTTCGATCATTTCGAACACTTTTTCAACAGACGCTGCTTGAACATAAAGCAAGTCATCAACATTGCAACCTGCTTTTGCCAAGAAAGTTGGGTCAATTGCCGACTCAGCGTCAAAATAAGCAACTCTAATGCCCATCTTTTGTGCGTTACCAGCAATTTGTGCAGCCATGAAGCTTTTCCCACTAGCTTCAAGTCCTGCAATCTCCGTGATTTTACCAACAGGGATACCAGCCAATTGGCCTCTGCAAATAATAGAGTCCAACCAACGTGAGCCGGTTGCAATCCACTCTTTGACTTCTGTTGGATTTTCTTCATTAAGGTTGTGTGCAACCGTCATACCTACCTTTTTATTCAGCAGCTTGCGGTACACGTCCATGTCTACTTTACCAGCATTCATTTATCAACCTCCGAGAAGTTCGTTAAAAGCCTTTCCAACTTTATCGTCAACATTGGAAGAGTATTTTTCTACATCTTCCTTGTCATCGCCAGCAAGGTATTTGTCAAGAAGTGCTTGAACATCTTGCGTGGTTTTTCTTTCGAAAAGACCATCAAAGTCCGGAATGTTTTCCAGAAGTTTAGCACATTCCTCATCACCATCTTCGCATGCTTTCGAAGCTCGACGCTTCGGAGTAAGAACGGTAGAGGGGAACATTGCTCCCGGTGCTTTACCATAGGCAAGAACCAAGTCGGTCCCAGTGTTAGTATCGGTAATATCACCGTAGTCGGGGTTCAAAACCAATTGCAGAAGTTGCTCATAAACAGTCTTGGAGTAACCCCAAATCTTCACACCTTCATCTTCTTTTCCTCGAACGAGGACAGGCGAGAAGAACCTTTGCTTTGGAAACAGCTTTTTAGCCATTTCAATAGACTCCGGAGTGCCTTCGCGATAAAGTTCGGAAGCAAAGTCCAAAACGGGACTTTCATCACCAAAGTTACGCTTCGGACAAAGAGTGGGTGCTTTGTCCAATCCGTAGTAGAACCAAAACTCTTTGAACGGATCGCCATCCGAAGTAGGAAGAATACGGATCACTTGTTCTCCGTCTTCCGGCTTCCAGAAAAGATTGTCTTTACCGCCTCCTTTGTTTTTCAGACGGTTGTACTTTTCTTTCATCTTTTTCATGTCAATAGCCATTGTCATTTCTCCTTTGTGTTGTTGACAGCCTTTGAGCTTGTGTAATATCATACCAAAACGAATTCAAAAAGTCAAGAACTTTTTTCAAATTATTTCAAATTCAAAGTTCCAGACATATGATAAGAAACCAATTCACCAATCAAAGTGTTATGATTGATCACTCTGTACCCTTTATTTTCCATATCCCAAACCAACTCCATTCCTTCCTGAAGCTTTGCTTTCTTTCCACCTTTTCCTTCCGGAAGAGCTTCTTTTGGAATCTCGTCCAACCTTACAAATTGCATATTTCGAATTGTTCCGTCTTTCTTTTTGAAAGTGCCATGGTATACATTAAACTTCATCTTTTTCTCCTAGTTTTGTGCCTTGATGAAAGTGTGTTCTTTTCACTACCAAACCAAAATTATAACCAGATTCATTCGGATAAATCTTATAACAAAAATTCTTCTTTTCTTTAAAGTTTCCCTTGATCAGAGGGATCAGATTAACATCTTCTTCCAAGCGCTTTTTATCGATGGACATATAATACCAGAACTCATTTTGATTGTCAAGCAAAAAATAATCATTTTCAGAATTATTTTCAAAATCATATGATCCAATCGACAAGATCCTATTTCTCTCCATTGAAGAAAACTTCGTTGCTGTAATCGGCTTTGCATTCTCAAAGTAATTCAGCATATGAATTGAGTAGCTGATTACGTCGTTGATTTTATCAAACTTATTCATAAATGTCAAGCCTGAAATTGAACTTTCTAATTTCTCGTTTGAAATTAAGACGATATCTTTGAACATACCAGACCTTGCATAGTCTTGCAAGGCATTGAAAATCAATTTATGCTGCAAAGAATACTGATCGTAAAGTTGATCTTCTTCCGGAATGATCAGGATCACTCTAATCTTTGTTTCTTTGAATTGCTCCAAGATCCTCAAAGAGGCCCCAGCAGTTGTGCCGGAAGTTGAAACAAAAAAAAGAGTTTCAGAATGTTTTGGGCAAACTTGAACATTGAAATGATCTTCATATTCCTTGTGTGTTCCTCTTTCTTCGATCAGAAAGCCCCCTTCCCTTTTTTCTGTATCGAAAAGATAAAGATCGTATTGAGGATATTGTCTAAACTTTTCTGCAATATTGCAACCACAATTGCCCAAACCAATCACATTCATTCTTTTTCTTCCTTGCAAAGTTTTTTATGCCATTCCAAAACAGCAGCTTTTGGATCTTCGGAATTGTAAATGCTCCTTCCTAGAATAGGATAATCCGTGAATAAGTTTTCTTCACAACCTTGTGCTCCAAATCCCGGAGAATAGATGATCTTATCTTCTCCCAAGATATTTGAAACTTTGTTGTAAAATTCGTGTTTACTAGGAGGAAGCACAAACCTTTTCACTCCAAACTCTGCTGCTTGCTTGTAAATCTTCAAAGAATCTTCATCAGAAAAAAAGCCCCCTTCTTCTTTTGAAAACCCTTGATGAGTCATTTTGCCGCCAACAATCGTTTTAATGTTTCTTTTTCTCAACTCTTTCAACCAAAAATCCAAAGAGTCAGGGCCGGCAAAAGGAAACAAGATCGCTTCATCAACGCCTGCCATCTTCATCGCAGAAGCAAAGTTCATTCCCATTTGTGGGATGTCGTTTCCTGCTTTTTGATGATCGTAGATCACCTTTTTATTTGGTGCTCTAAACTTTACTTCATTCACGCAGCGAATCAAACCAAATGTAAAAACAAGATGAAATCCAATCTTATAACCATAAACCTCTTCCATATCCCCTGTTTGCTTCATAATCTTGACCGCTTTTTGCATAGGGCAGTCTAGAGAGATAATAATCTTTTTCATATATTCATTTCCTTCATTTGTCCGAAGTTTCTTCCTCCGGCAATATTTGTTTTGAATTTCCCAAACCTTGTTTCTTCAAACCTTCCAAGTATGCTTTTGATAATCTCCATATCTTCCAAGTCGAAATCAATAACCAAAGAATCGTGAATAGTAAAAGCCACATTAGATCTCCTCCCTTCCAGCATTTTGTCAACTTTCATTGCTTGCTCCAAGAAAAGATCAGAAGTTGTAGATTGAATAAGATAATTTAAAGCGTGATGATCATCTGCTTCTATTTTCCTTCCAAATGGAGTTGTTATTATATCATCTTTATACCATCTTTGCAAGATCTTTTTTCTGTTGAAAATCTTTTCCAAAGCTTTGTTTTCTTTTTCAGGGTTGTAAAACCAAGCAAATGTTTTTTGTTTTGACTTTTCTCTAGTGTATTTGCCTTCGAACACTTCCTCGGCAATCCAAGAGTGAAGATCTCCTTCCGGCTGTTCTTGTTCGGCCAAAGCCAAGAACGTTCTTAGTTCAGCAGCGTTGAAATCCAACTCCACGAAACAAGCCCTATGAGGCTCAACAAGCCCCCTCAATTCCTTTTTGAGGGTCAGTATAGGGAAAGAGCCTTTACGTGTCGTTAAGCGCCCTGTAACGCTCTTGAAAGGGTTGTATTTGACCTTTGTTGGAACGTCTTTGAACTTTTTTCTCAAATGAAAGGGAATATTCGAAAGATTGATTTTGATTTCTTGCCCTGAGATCTTTGAACAGAAAGAATAAATCTGGTTCAGAAAATCAGAATTCTCTTTTTCTTCATATGTTTCGAACACATGTTGACAAATCTGATTTTTTAGTGTAAAATATTGATTGATCAAATCAAAAGGAAAAACTGTATGAACATTCATTCTTGCTGGATCGCATCCAACGTGTTGGAAAGACTTCACAAAAGCCTTCATCTTTTTTTGACAGTTTTCCCATTCTTTGGAGATTGTGGCGGGGCAGACATCGGAAAGACCTTGTCCTTCGGTCAGAACAATTCCGTATTTTGTGCCGCT